ATTGTAAACATTTGTGACATTAATATAATTATCTAAAGTAAATCTTGTTTTAATATTATTTGCTGTGTCAAAATCTCTTGCTTTATTTACATCTACAAAAGTTGTTCCTAATCTTTCAGCTTCATAACCATTTACATATGCTTTAAATGGAGAAACTCCGATTGCCAATTTAGTTGCACTGCCACCCTCACCAGCAGTAAAAATTCCTCTATTATTACCTGAAACTAAATGTTCTCTTACATCAAAATCCGGATTTGTTAAAACATAATTTCCTGATTCGTCAAATGTTCTTCTTGCTAAAGTATCTTCAAGGACTGCATACTCAGTTGTTCTGACCATTGATTTAATTTTGCCATTTTCAACTCTTGCAATTTCATAAAAATTATTATCGTCTAAGGCAGTTAATGTTTTTTTACTTAAAGTTAAAGTAATTTTAAATCTATGGGCACCAGGAGCATTTACATTTGAAGTGCCTTGTGCATTATCATTTAAAGAATTGTCATCATTAGGAGTTACAAAAGATTCTGTAACTGTTAAACCTATTCTGTAAGACGGTGTATTTGTATATTTGTCTAGTATTAAAGTTGTACTATCAACTTGTACATGAAATCCATTTATGTAATAAACACCTTGTTGTATACCTGCAGCTGAACCTTCGTGTGTTGAAGCTACAACAATAGTTGGACTACCTGTAGCACTTGATGTTACGGTTTCGCCGTCTGCAAAAACTAAATCTGTATTATTTGTACCTGCTCTATCATATTTTACAAATAATGTGTCGGGGTCAGTACCGTCTGTAGCAGAAATTCCTACAACTTGTGCAACAACTCCTGAAGTATTACCTGTTAAAGTTGTTCCATTATAAGTTGATAAACTAGCAGCTGATTTTGAAGTTAATTTGATTGAAGTATAATGTACATCAATTGAAACTTGTCCAGGAATAACCATTGCACCTTGTTTAAAAAGGTGGTCAGATACTCTTTCTACTTGGTTTTGTAGAATGGTTTGTGATTGTGTTAACTCTCTAGCCTGTACTGCGAATGACGGTCTAAAAAGTATTCTATGAAACTTCTTACTTTCCGTAAAGTCATCATAATAAGGCGAGAGGTTAAAATCTGTTGGACTTGGCATTTAATCTCCCCTAGAATTCAATAATCAGTTTGATATTTTCGGTCTGGTCAGCTGCCCTTGTGATAGGTGCTCTGTTTTCTATATACAGAATATCACCAGTATCGTGGTCAATCTCAGGACTTGAATATCCGCTTGTGAATGAAACATTGTTTATTGTGCTTGTTGTAGTTGTTGGTGTACCGCTAGCACTTGAACTTTGACCTGTTACAGCATTTGTTCCACTAAAAGCTGTTTGATTACCGTTACTATCTACTCCTTCATCATTGAATTTTGTTTGAATATAATATAAAATACTATTTACTGAATCCCATTCAACAACTTTTCCAACTGCACCAGTTGATGCTTGATTAATTTCTTCATCAGCTGTAAATGTTCCTGATACACCTGTTAAATTAATTGCTTTAGTTGCTCTTAAAGTTGTTGCTGAAGCAGCAGAGCCGCCAGCATCTGGATCCCTAATTAAAGTAATTTTTCTAAAATCATTTGCTACTGTAACATCACCTGTGTTTGCACTTTCAGTACCTTCTAGTGATGTGTTTAACATTACATAAAAACCACCTAATTCTTCAATTGCATTAAATCCGTGTCCGCCTTTTGGTTCGATAATTACATCTAACTCAGCGCCTACTAAACTTGTTGCACCTGCAGCTACAATCTGTGCATTACTTACAGTACCAAAAGTATAACCTGTACCTGGACTTGTTACTGTTACGGCTGTGACTGCACCTGAAGTAACTGTAACTGAACAGACACCGCCTGAACCATCACCTCTAATTGCAATACCTGTATGTGTACCGTCTGTACCACCTGAGCCGGCAGTTTTAATTTTAATAACATTTATTGCACCGTCAACAGCGGCTGATGATACAGTTGAGTTTGTTGCAACTGCCATAAAATCTGTAGATAAAAAGTTTGCTTGTTGTGAAGCAGATAAAGTGTACATATATTTCCACTTATATCCATCGGCAGTTGATAAGATTGTTACATCTGTTCCTGTAGGTTCTACAGTTGAAGCTGCGTTACTATTGTTATCTAAACATTTGTAAACATTTCTTGCAGCTGTTAATACATAAAAAGTTGCATCAAATAAAGTTGAAGCACCACTGTTTGCTGTTTTAGCTGTAGTTGTGCCTGTAATTCTTTCTCCGTAGTCGTGTCTATATTCATCATAGACTGTACCACTTGTCCAGTTTCTTCTAGGAATTGCAAAAGTTACATCTGAACTTGTAATCTTTTTAGCCGCCAACATATCATCAAATGTAATAGTTTGTGCATTTACATTGTCTGCTGGAGTAATTGGTGCTACATCTGTACCTTGGTTTTCTGTTCGGCTATCTGCTCTTGTAGAAGTAGCAAATGCTTGAGGTCTTCCAATACCCAAGTACATAGTATTACCGGAAGCTTCAGTAAACGCTTCTGAAAACTGTTCTGCGTTGTGAAATCTAAATTTATCTGTTATAATTGCTGGCATAGTTTTTTATTTCTTCCTTACTCAATATTTATACAAGTTTTCATTATGGTTTTGTCGGCCAAGTAACATTGTTTGCTTGTTCTACCGTTGTAATTCCATTTGTTATATCTCTTAATGCCTGTCTATATGTTGACATTTCTGCTGATAATGTCTGGTCAGATAAGGCAAGGTAATCTGTTTCTGTAATTAGTTTATCTCTTTTAGCTCTTAAATCTTTCATAGCAATATCAAATTCTACTGCTGTGAATTGTGCTTCTATGTCAGCGTTAGAAATAGGTGTTGTTCCTTCATGCCAATTAATAATTGAAGTATTAATATCTCCAGTATCTTCAACTGATACTTTTGCATCAGGATTAATTTTAAGTATTGCTTCTAAAATCATTATTCTATCTCCAATACAAACATTGTTGATGGTGTACCAGTATCTCCAACTATAAAAGTTCCAGCAGTTGTTCTTCCTTGAACAGAAATAGTTAAAGATGCTCCAGCAGAGTGATTTCCAGAAATAATAGATGTTATTGATGGATTAAAAGCAGCACCAGTAACATCATAACCAGAATAAAATCTTATATAATTTGAATTATTTGTACCATCTGTAAATTGAATATCATTATTAGCAGCATCAGTTGGATTAATTAATCTGGCAGCATTGAGAATACACATAAATTTACTGTTTGCTGATATAGCAGTAATTGTTCTGTTTATACCAGTAAAGGTAACAAAAGAAGAAGAAGTTCCACCGAATTCTCCAGTAGTGCTTGAGCTAACAACTTGCAAAACCTTACCACCTACACCAGCAGGTAATGATGTAATATTACTAATAGAAGTATTATTAATTCCTGAAGGCAATATAACACCGCCTGTTGTAATGTTATTTGCTAATGTTCTTGTTATACTTCCCATATCTTATCCTAAACTGGTAAATACCTTACTGTTATTTCTGCTGATGAGGCAGGCGCCGTTGCAAAAGTTAATGTGGTTCCTGAAATCGTGTAGTCGTCTGTAGGAACTAAACAAATACCATTGACAAACACTAATACATCATCAACTGCTCTACCACTATTTATAGTGATTGTGGTTGTTGAACCATCACCTGTAAATGTGCCTTTAGAATAACTTAAAGTAGTGGCAATATTTGATTTTTGAATTTTTTTAATTTCTGTTGCTGATGTATCATAGATTAATAAGACATCATCATCAGCCGCCGTAGTAGCCAATTCTGTTTGGCCAACAATAAGATTATCTAAATTAACTTTCTTATTCGCACCAGCGGAGTTATCGTAAATTAATAATTCATCAGCGCCTTGAAGGCCTGTAGTTAAATCTGTTAAACCTGTAACGGCATTTGAACCTAAAGTGGCCACATCTAACGCAACACCTAAGAAGATAACAAAGATTGTATCACCTGTTGTAGGAGCCGCTGTAAATACGATTTGAGTACCACCATTACCAATGTTGTATGCAACTTCTGGTTCCTGAGGTACACCTGCAACGGACACAAAGATAGAAGAAGACGAACCTACTGTATAGTCTAAAGTAAAGGTCGTAGTTGAGCTATCAGCCGTTAAAGACTGTTTCTCGTAAGCGCCGTATTGTGGTTGTCTTCCAATATATGCCATTTATTACTCCGTCGGAATCGGATTTGCCGATTTTACAGCCGCTACATGGTCTTTCCATGTAGTCGTGCCATTAATATTATCTTTATACTGCATATCCAATTGGTCTGCAATTGAACCGTAGGCCGCTTTTCTAGTTTCTCTTACAGCATTTTGTCTTTCTTCTAAGTCGGCCGCTGTGTCATAAGAAGCAATTTGTTCATCTGTTGGTTTAGTAACAGAATCAATATTCCATTCTTTGATGTATGGTCCTGAACCATCATCTTGTAAAATTACATCTATTAAAAAATCTACTGAATTAACAGAATTAGCAGCTAAATATTTTTTTATTTTTGTACTAAGTTGTGACATATTAAGCTCCTATTAATTTAAATCCGTATGCTAATGTGTGAGGTGATTGTAAATTGTCATTACCACCTCTATTCTGCCAAGCGTAAAATTCTATATAATCAGCAGCAGATAAGTCCATAATTGCTGAAGTTATTGAGTTATGTGCTATACCTACACCATCAGGAAAAATTGATAAATGTTCAACACTACCATTTTTATATATTGCTGTTCTTAATGTAGTACCATTACCACCATATTGAACATAAGCATTTACAAAAAACATATATTTTCCTGCTTGACCACTTGGAACAGTAAAGCGATAATTTGTTGCTGAATCATAATCTCCACTATCATAAATTTCGTGGTTAAATTGTATTTTAGTCCAACTACCATCTCCAATAGTTTGGTCGCCACTTCTTCTAACTGAAAAAGCTGGCAACATTTTCATACTATCATTTAAAGTAACAGTAGCACTTGATAAATCAACTGTACCAGCGCCACCTAATGTTCCTGCAATTGAAGCTGTAGCCCCACTAGGAACTGTAATGGTATCACCTGAAGCGCCAACAGTAATTGTGTTGGAACTTTCGCTGATAATATTAGCGCCTGATTGGTTCTGAATTGTATCTACTTTAATTATACTTGACATCGCTTATATATTTATTCTCCCTCTGGTGGGTTATCTATTACTGTGTTGCCTGCTGCTATCCACTCTTGGATGGCTTGGTAATCTGTGTTTGCTTCGTCTAGTGGTACAGATTTTTGCATATTAGAATTTACATAAGTTACTTGGTAACTTACAAAGTTTCCGTCTAAATAATTTTTTGTTACTGTTTCAATCATAATTATAACTCCGAATCCAATGCCATATAAGCTGTAGAACTAATTGTATCATA